CCAATACCTACATTACCGCTGAAGCCAAGAGTCATTACATCCGTACTACCAGTCACCGAACGGAATATCATACTATTTGCGTCAGCATACATTCGGTATGCATTACCGCCAGATATTTGTATGTTATAGCCGTTTGTGCTAGAGGTGCTAATGCTTCCAGTCGTGCTTAAATTAGTCCCATCAAAAGTAATCGCAGACCCAGTAGCCAATGCACTAGAACTAGATGCGTAAACCACACCGCCTGATGTGAATGATGTTAAGCCTGTGCCACCGTTCGTGGTTGCCAATGTGCCAGCCAATGTAACTGCGCCTGTTGTGGCGGTTGAAGGTGTTAAACCTGTTGTGCCAGCGGTAAAGGAAGTTACGCCATCAGCCGTACTAGAAGCAATCTCCACAAAATCTGAGCCATTCCAAGCCACAAGAGACTTAGCGCCAGAAAGGACTGTGATGCCTGTAGTGGGGCCACTACCGACAATCTTTACAGACTGGCTTGTAGATGTGGCGTTGATAATGATAAAAGTCTTGCTATAACCCGCAGTAACAGTTTCGCTTACTGTGATTGTCAACAGACTTGCAGGGTTGCCTGTACAGCGAATAATCTGATACTGAGCCGTGCCTGTAGAGCCACTGCCAACTTGTGTAATGTTGGTAGCTAGGTTATCGCCGTTTGTGTTTGTAAGCGTAACTGCAGTTTGACTGCCGCTGATAATTTGGCTACCAGCAATTGACGTATCAAGATACTGCGTAATACCGTTGTTAACGGTGTCACCCCATGTACCAGAAAGCTCGCCCTGAACCGGCAATGCAAGTTCTAAGTTAGTTGAATACGCTGTAGTCATTTAAAGCCCCTAATTCGTTGCAACAGCAGTCCAACCTGCCGTTTGCGTGTTACTAATATTTTGCCAGTTTGCGTTCTGTGTGTCATCAATTACTTCCCAAGTCTTCCTTACAGACTCACTGGAAGTAATAGCTGCTGTGTCCGTCACAGTTGGCCTGTAGGCCGTAATCGCCGTTTCCGTAGATGTAGCAGCCCCAATTAACTCATCCAAGAACTTGGCAAATGTCGCCGCGCCTGTTTCGGTTGTCGAGGTCGCGGCTGTCTCATTTACAACAAGGCCAAAATAATCCGTTGCCGCCGTCTCTGACGTAGCGCTTGCCGCAGTCTCGTTAACATCTGCGTTAAAGAAAGAACCTACAAACTCTGCTGTCGAAGTAGCCGCTGACTCATCCACAGACCTTGCAAAGATAGCTGCTATAAACTCTGCCGTTGCCGTAGTCGCTGACTCATCAACCGACCGCGCAAAAGTTGCTGCTACAGTCTCTGCCGTAGCCGTGGCCGACGTATCACTTACATTAGCCGTGTACCCTGTAGCCGCTTCATTTGTTTCGCTAATAGCCGCAGTTTCAGCAACGGAAGCCGTAAATACTGCATCTACGCTCTCGGCGGTCGCAGTTGCCGCGGTTTCATCAACGCTTTTAGCAAAAGTGGCAGCAACTACTTCAGATGTTGAGGTAGCGGCAGACTCGGAGACGCTGTCGGTAAAGGCTGTTATACCCCCCCAACCATTCGCCCCCCAAGCGCCGTCGCCCCATGCGTAAGCCATTTTACGTCAGTGAGCAAGAGTATGAAACTGCGATAGTGTCGCCTGAAACAACTGATTTAGAGCTACTAAAATCACCCGCAGAGAACAAAGTTCCTGAGGTGTTGTCAATCGTTGCAGAGCCGCCAATGTTGATAAAGCATCCTGCCACAGTACCAGTGCCAGTAATGGAAAAGGACGAAGCTGAAGAAGTTGATTTTGTGCAAGTTGTGCCGCTTACAAAGGCCGCAGCACTGAATACTGGGGTTTTGCGGGTGCCAGAGTAAGTTGGAAGATTAGCGCCTCCTACTTCCAACCAAGTTGAGTGGCTTGACTGCGTATCGGCAACCACGGCTGTACCTGTACCTTTAAGGCCCATAACCACTGCGCCAGCGGCTGAGTTACCAAGGATGGTATCCAAAGTTAGGTTCTTGCCCACGGTTGTGACCAAATTCTCAATAGCGTCTTCCCACTTCACGTTACCATCTTTGTCATAGCAAACGGCAACATAACGGCCTTCAATGGTCGCTGTATCGGAAGGGGCTGTGTTGTAGCTGCAAGATGCTTCGCATTTATCTGCGGCTGAAATTTTATCAAAAGACATGGTAACTCCTAGTTAGAAGAACGAATTAACGAAGTGGTGGGGCCGTTGGTCGGCATCGTGATGGTGAACGTGGTTGTAGATGTCTTGTCAGAACCAAAGTCCAGCACAGCAATTGCCTTACTGCCTTTAGTAAAGTTGTAAATCAACGCACACCTTGCTGTTAATGCGGCAGTCCACGACACATTTGGAAAGCCTACATAAGCTGTGTATCCAGAAGATGATACCGTGATGGGTGTCAAAATAGAGCCGCCAGCTGTGTATCCTGTAGCAACAACTTGTCCCGGTGTACCCACGGAATATGCCGTTGTTGTTTCATTTAAATCCGCGCTGGCTGTGTACAAAGCAATCTTGATGACGTCCGTGGTCAAGTCGTGTATGCCTTGATAAAGCTCTGCCTTGAACGACGTGGTCTGGGTTTGGATAATTGACATATCAAGTTACCTTCTGACGGAACTGACCAGAACGGTAAGCGTCTTGACGCTCCATACCATCGCCCAAACGTTTTGCAAGTGCCAAAGCTTCCATGAACTTCTGGTTGTACAACGCCATCATGTCCGCCTCACCCTTCATGTAGGTGTAAGCCTCAACCAAAGATGCGTACAAAAGTACAGAGTCAAAGTTATCGCCCAACCATGTTTGGCCGTCTGCCGCTACTGTGATTGACTCGGGGTAGTAGTAATAGTGCAGTTCCACACTATAAGTGGAATCTGGCGTAGGGCCAAGGATAAACGACAGTTCGTCTGAAATAGTGCTGCCCGATACGGCGGGGCCAAACAAAGCGTAGTACCTAGGAATCCCTGTGTCTGTTGGCTGTGGGTACGCTTGGCGAATAAAGTTAACGTCTTTGTTCAGCAAATACTCGTACGCGCCCGTAGCGTCAATGATCGCCATCGAATACACCGCTAAGAAGTCCAGCGGGCACTGTAAGTACTTGTTATTCAGTGTGGTTACACCCGTCACGTTCTTACGAATAGACGGGAACTGAACCGAGTTATAAATACGCTGCTCAGCCTGCGTAACGAACACGGGGATATTAGCCACGAAATCTGCTTCCGTGTTCTCCGTGTACGCTTGAATTGCGTTGTATAGCGCGGTTCTGTCCATAGTTACGCCATTGGGCCTCTAGACATCACACCTTTGGTAGCGCAACCTGTACCGCGCATTCTGATACCTGATGTTTTGGTGGGTTCGTTACCAGCAGATTTGCTGATGTTGCCAACACTTACATCAAAGTTGTCAAGCTTGCTGCGGTTTGGGGGAGTACCGGGGTTCTCGGATATGCCTACAGGCTTACCACTCATTGTGTGGGGCTTGGCGTATGCAGAAGCAGGTAGATTGTTAATTTTGGCCATGATATTAACCTGTGGTTTGGTTGTTAGCACGAGACAAATTGCGTCCCAAACGCATGCGGTCGTCGGTTGTAGGGCCGCCCTTTTTCAACTTCAAAGCTGTGCCTTTGCCGCCTTTGTGTTCTTGCTTGTCGTGCTGCTTGAACGCTTTTTTAATCAGAGCAACGTCTTGCTTCTTGTCTGATTTCATGTTTTCTTTTGCCATATTAAGCTCCTATGAAACTGTTACTGTAACTGTACCAACAAACGTCGTTGCCACCAAGTAGTTGGGCGTTAAAAATGTATCAAAACTACTAGCCCCACCCACAGGGTTCCAACCCCACTGAAGATCCCTAGAACCGCCAGTCAAACTGCCACTAGCGTTTACGCCTGCCGTAACGTATGTTGTGTCCTTGCGCGGATTACGTACAGCCTGTGGATCATCCACTGGATACATGCCCAACTGCAACTGCGGCTGGTCAGGATCCCAACACTGATTACACACAAGCAAATTGTAAAGCTTTGTCTTGATAACTTCTTTTTTCAAAGCCGTCAATTTAAACTGTTGGCCGCACCTATCGCACATGGCGATACTGTTCTTGCCAGAAGCAAACCGATTGCCCATTTACGTACCGCTACCAATAAACATTTGCCTCGGAACAAAACGCACCGAAGCCTTCTCACGATCTTCATCAGCGGCCAACTGCCAAGCTTCATCGTACTGTTGTTTCAAGACTGGCAGGCGCTCAGCGCCCCCTTCAATCTTAAGAGCCAAGTAGTAGGCTAAACCTGCCACCATACAAGGCAGGAAGCGGAAAGGTACATCCATCGTGCGTATACCGCCGCCAGCATCATCGATACGGCGCATGCGCCAGTAAACGAATTGGTAGGTTGTGCTGTTGTCTGGGGTTGGCCAAACGGTTATAGAGGGTAAATTCTGCGTGTACACAGCGGTGCCAGTAGCATGTAAAACGGCGGTTGTGCCGTTCTGCCCACGGAAGCAGTTGTACAGCACGTTGCCAGAGATGTAGCCATACTGAATAGTCTCGGATTCAATCAACAAGAACCCT